GAGGAGACTAGGTATCTTAGTGCAGAATACTTTAAAAGTAGTCATGGTGATATTACAGCATACAAGCCCTGCTGATACGTCACCACAACACCTGATTTTTTAAAAAAAAAAATCAGGATTATGTACGCATTACCGGTGTTTTACGTCCTTCCAGACAATAACAGTTTTAGAACATGTTTAGGTATTACAAATAATTAGTCAATCAAGTATGACAACCGCTGGAGGCTTGGTGCTCCAACATACCAACCAGGATAATACTTAGATACAGTCAAGAACGTTGCTAGCAACGCCAGCAACCTTCATGGCTGTACCATTTCCTGAGGCTTGAGCAGCTAAATTAACATAAGGCATAATCTGCTTAGCTCCGCCCACGATTTTTTTAAATAAATCGCCAATCATACCCAAATGCATTGGGTTCTCATACAACGTCTCATATTCAGTCATATATTCCTTTATGAGTTTCATTACTTCAGGTTTATCCTCACCAGTCTCTGTAGCAAATATTTGATTATTCTCTAAATTGTATTCCAAAATATCAGCAATCTGTAATCGCATAATTGGAACGACACCACCGCTATTAGGTATAACTGTGTAGGACATGGTATACGGTTGAACACCATTCCAAGTGTCATCGATAGCTCTAAACGTACTAGATTCAATATCGACCAACTTATAATCAAAACTATAATAACCACTAGTTTCCTTAAACGTCTTATTACCATTATATTCACCAATTGTACCTATTCCAGTTATTCCAGACTCAGATGGTGGCCGTCTCGAAACAACCTGCGCAACACTAACTTGACCAGAAACATTCAAAACATTGCTGAAATCAGTGTAAAGTATGCTAGATGCTATATTCCTAAACTTTGAAATAATAGACCTTATCGCAGCGGAACTTGGTATAGGTGTACTTTGCCAAACACTCCAAGGAACATAAGCTGGAGGTGACGAAGGAGAGGTTGCAGAATCATAAATTTTAACAGAGAATTTAAAAGTAGACAATGTGCAATTAACATTCTGACCAGAGTTTGGAGTCATAACAAGTGCAATACCATAAGTACGATCACAACCAGTGGCAATACTACTAAGCCAAGGTATAGACACATTTTGTGTTCCATTACTACTTGTTGCTGAAACAGAACCAATTGTAAGTTGACTCACTGTTGTTCCAAAGCCAAAATACCAGATAATAGAATATGTACCTGTAAAAGCGGCATTAGCAGTGAAAGTAACAATAAAAGAATCATAAACATTACTAGTATTATTGCTACATGTAAAAAAGGCTGTATCAGTAGGACCACTTGTAGTTGTCAAACCAGAAGGTATAGAATTATTGTTGCCATCAACAACATCACTGAAAGTCACCATACTTAAGGAACCATCTGCAGAATTAGTAGATGTCCCTGTTCGTAAAGGAATAGGTATTGTTATGGTCTGATTAATAGATCCAGTGTAAGAGTTGTTTAATTCAGGTTCCAACTGTGAGTTACTTTCCAAATACTTGTCTTTAAGAGCACTTGATTGTGAAGCATCCGATGTAGCAAAGTCACAAAATACATATGTTAACAAATTTTGGGGATACGGCACAGTGACTAAATACTGACTAAAAAAGTCACCACCATGTATAACACCTAAATACCAATTGTTGCCATAAAGCGTTGGTGAAACTGTAACATTACGCCAACTCTTCTGTATTCCGACATCTGTATTCAAATTATCATACCACCTTATCAATTTTTTAGATTCATAAGGCAACATTAATTGTTTTGCCATAGGACCGACACTTTCGCTCAATACTTTAGTTGAGACAACTTTAATGACTTGTTTACCTCTCTTATTAGTTGGTCTCATATCCTTTGCTGTCACTCTCTTAATCTCCTTAGCAATCGTATTGAGTTTCGATCGTTGTTTCTTCTTATTCTCAACTTTTTCATTAACAACTATACTAACTTTCTTGGGCCTACGATTGCGCTTTGTTTTCTTTATAATCTCCTCCACGACTTGCTTAGGCATAGCTAATTGAAAATCATCAGTCTTAAGTAGGCCATCAATGGGTGTGTTAGAATAATAAAACAGAGAATGTAAATGATCGTGTTTTTCAGTAATCAAACCTATTAAAGTTCTTGGTGAATCGTTGTCAATCAAAGCTTGATGTTTACCATCATCTATTACCATATTGATATTATTTTCCTGTGTTGTTTTAACTAAATCATCGTAATTGTGAACTTTATTGTCAGCCGTAAAACCCAACTGCCTAAAATGCATATGAACACAATAAATTAAATCTTTTTTTTGAACTAAATTAAATTTTGGAGTCTTATTTATCTCACTAATCTGATATAGACTATTACAGATAGTGGTGTTTGGTCTAGTTTGTTGAAATCCTCCAACATTTACTAAACTATTGCAGCCATAATGTATCGACCAATACAATAATTGTTCACACAATAGTAAAAACAAAATTATGTAACTAACTCTAAGCCTCGTTACAACATTATTTGTTTTCATTGGCCAACTAATAGTTGGCTTAATGTGTAATTTATTTAATTCAATTTGATTCTCAATAATGACATCAGCTACTAAAGACAACTGATCTTCAATATCTAAACATTTAACTAAAGGTAAATTAACAGCTTCACAATAAGGAGAATAACTACTAGGATCCATTTTATCTAAAACAATTATTTTATGTAATCTATTCTTAACATCAACAGAACATTGATAAACATTAAGATAATTCTCAATTGAAGACAAATCAATACTATAAATGATGCCTTCATAGAGTTTCTTAAAAAATGGATAGATGATAGGATGATTTGGATAAGTCAAACACTCTGCTAACGCACGTGTTTTCAACAATTTATAATCAAAAACACTTTGGTATTTCAACCCACTAAGAGAAAAACGCTGGAGGAATCTATCGGGATTTCTCATAAAACAGGTTCTATTGTTATACTCAACGTAATGATGCTGACAGAATTTAATATCACTAATTCTATACTTAACTTCGACTTTCAATTCATGGCCTAAAATTAAAAAAAAGTCGGTCAAATTATCTAAAAATAAATGAAGTGTTTTCTTTGATACTATTAATATGTTATCATCACCATCGTTGAATGTTGAATACTCCTTACCGCTAATGTTATAATAATCAATAAAAGTCCACAACATTGTTATCATTATCATAGTATTACCCAATGATGTATTCCATGACCCACTTTCTCTATTACCATGCAGTTTAAAAGTCATTTTACCAGTTTCATTATTGAATTTAACTCGCTTATTGATTTGATGCCCAAACGCTTCACAGTGATCACTTATCAATTTATTATCAGACGTTCTAGATTCTATAAGAGACAAATAACCAGCTAATTCGACTGAAAGTTGTTCAACGGACACATGAGCATCAAATGCACTACAATCTAATTCAAGAACAACTGGTTCATGAATGCGAAGCATCTTGTACTTAACTATCTTTGCTCGTTGTATCATATTCAAACCTTTAGCAATATCTGGGGAACTATCATCAAGATTAACCTTAAATTTACGATAGAACACATGTTCAAAATTCTTCAATGTTAAGCCAAATCTTGTGAGATAACCACTAGATTGATACATAATAGCACGTGGTTTTCTTTTACTCTCATCAACAGGCTCACCAGTCTTAACCATGAAACTTATTCTTGAGATATCAACTATGTTCTGATCTTTTGCTTCGTCATATGCTTTATGATAACGATTTTTCTTTTTGGTTTGTTTAGAATATAATTCATCAATTTTATTATGTATCATTTTAGGAAAAACTAAAGTCCAATCTAAATCTTTACATCGTTCAATCAATAAATGATAGTGCAGTAGATAATTAAGCCAACGATCATCTTTAACTTGTGGCTTCGGTACAATCATTGCCACACGTTTCTTAAGAGC